TGACCAAAGCCGGCTTCGGCAAGTGGGCGAAGAAGGAGTTTCCGTTCGTCATCGACACGAGCCTGGTCTTCAAGCACGTCGATCGCGCGACGGGGATGCTGTACTAATGGCTGTAGCCGTGGCTGATCTCTACTGTCGCCTCGGCGCTCTCGGTCGCAGTCCTATTGGATCACGCGTGCGCTTTCCAGTCAGTTACAGCGGCGATAGCCGCGTACTGGTTGATGCTAACGGACAGCCATTTCCTGTTCAAGGTCGCGCATTGTGGGCGCTCGTGGGAATATCTGCAGCGGACAGAGCGACACAGTTATCTGATGCCTACTCCAAAGGATTTAATGCGATTGAAGTGGCCATTCCGTGGCGCCACAGTAGCGGTGTCAACGTGCCGTTCGACGGCAATGGGGACGTGCCGTTCAGCAAGCGACTCGATGGAGGTTCGTACACCGGCTCGCTGACATATTCGAACATCAACAATGAGGCTCCTGATTTTACGCAGCCGAACGAAACGTACTGGTTGTTCGTTGATGCGCTACTCAATGATGCGTTAGCGAACGGCATCTTAGCGTTCTTGTTTCCGGCCTATTGCGGCTACAACGGCGGGACGCAAGGGTGGATGGCTGAAATGAGAGCGAATGGCGCGACGAAGATGACCACATACGGCGCGTGGATTGCGACGCGCTACAAGAGCCAAAAAAACATCGTCTGGATGATCGCTGGTGATTACGGGTGCGGCACGACGCCGTTTACTGGATCGGATCAGAGCATCGTGCAGGCGTTACTTGACGGTTTAACGAGCGTCGGCGGACAGCAGTCTGTCTTGATCAGCGCGGAAGGCGGAACGCCATGCATCGCGACGGACCTGCCAGGGACGCTCGGCTCGACGATCTCTCTCAATGGTGCCTACTCGTACGAAGGTGAGACTGCTAGCAAGGGCCGAGGCACGTATAGCCATGGCGGCATTCCGGGATATTTGTTAGAAGAGCCGTACGATGAAGAGGGGCCCGATGGACAGAATACGAATCCGGCGTCTACGCAGCCAGTTCGTCGCTACGTCTACTGGGGCTGGCTTGGAGGGATTGGCGGATATATAGCGGGCAATTGCTACATCTGGCAAATGCAGAGCGGATGGCAATCTCACCTTAGCACGCAGGCGCAGTTAGACCTTCAGAGGCAGAATGCGTTCATGCGCGCACTGCCGTGGCACTATCTTGTGCCGCAGGGTCTTGGCAACATGGGTACGATCGTAACTGCTGGAGGCGGCACGATAGACTCCAGTGATTATGTCGCTGCTGCAGCCACCGTTGACGGGGCGAGGTTAGTGGCCTATGTTCCACCAGGACATACCGGATCGATCACGATCGACATGACGAAGATGCGCGGAGCCACACGATCGCGCTGGTGGGATCCGACGAATGCAACCTACACGGCTGATGCGACTGGACTCTCTAATGCTGGCACGCATGCCTTTACCACCCCTGGCAATAACAGCGCAGGTGATGCGGACTGGTTGCTGATGTTGGACGCCTAATTTCATGGCATGGGCTCGTCATAGCGGCGCGACGCTCGGCGCTAACGTTGCTGGTCCAGGCACGAGCTGGAATGCTGGCAACCTCGGCGCCACGCCGAATGCCAATGAACGGGTCATTGCCGTCGTTGACGTGAACAGCGGCGGTTCACAGCCGACTGTCACGGGTATCACGGACAGCGCAGGGAACGCGTGGACGAAAGACGGATCTATTCAGCCTGCCGGCTTTGGCTATTTCGAAGAATTGAGCGTGTGGAGTTGCGTGGCGAACGGCTCGGCCGTAAACAACCTCACCGTGGCGATTTCGTATTCGGGATCGCAGGGGACGCCTGGCGCGGGAATTTCTGTCGGCACCTATAGCGGGCTAAGCACGGCGACTGGCGCTGGCGCCGCCGTTGACATCTCGAAGTTTTCCTCTGGCTCGAATAGTTTTACTGCCGACTCCGGAACCACGTCAGGCACGACGACAGGCGCGAATGAACTGAAGATCGGGGCTGGGTCGGATGCTGGCAACACGTTGACCTACACTGCTGGCACCGTTGATACCACGTACTCGAACTTCATCAAAAACGACGCCAACGGAAATTCGGAAACGGCCATCGAAGATGCCGATTCGGGGGCGTCAGGATCGACGGCGCGGGCGGAGTTTACGTTCGGAGCGGGTTCTGCCAACTATTGCATGGGCGTGCTTGTCTACAAGCTGGCTGCGGCCGGGGGTCCAGACTTGAATGCCTTTCCTGGGGAACCGCAAACCGGTTCAAGTCCTATTCAGGGAGGACTGCGGTGAACGAAGGGCAACTCGGCATCGTTGAAGAGTTGCACGTGCAGCTGGTTGACGAAGATAAGGTTGCCGTCAGCCGCGAGAAGATTCGTCTTGTGCGCGCGGCTTATGAGCGCGTCGAGAACACGTTTCCGAAGGATGCTGATGCGTCAGCTTTGATGGACCTTGAGCGCTGGATAGCCAGCTTGGATCCGACAGCGTAAATGCCTGATCTCTCCGTCACGGTGAACCCAGAAGGCAAGCGCGTCCTGGACTTCGTCCTGGGCGCAGCCTTGGGCGTTGCCGTGTCGTTCGGCGTGATGGAGAATCCGCTCCACGTTCAGGACACCGTCACGGCTGCCCTGAATCCTCCGCCGAACTTGTCGGTGCAGGCTCCTGACGAAGGTTGCCGCCCGCGCGACCGCGTCTATGGTGCCACTCGATTCGTCGCTTCGCAGAATCAGCTGGAGGCTGGCAATTACGAAGCGCACGTCAAAATCTCCGAATCGCTGACGGTCCTTCGAGACCTCGATACCGGGCTGCTACAGGAAGTGCCGCGGCTGGCCGAATGGGGCCAAGTCGATCTGTACGGGCCTGGAGCATATTTAAAGATCGCTGACACGGTCACAGCATCGATCAGCAGCGGCTCTGATCTGAGCGCGTCTGGATTCGACGAGCTTCTGCATGTTCAAGACACGCAGACAGCGCAGATGTCACTGCTCTTAGCTGCTGGCTTCGATGAGGCTCTAGTTGTTGGTGATGGAGGTTTCGTTGAGTTAGGTATCTCTGACGAATACGTCAAGCTGGCTGACACTGTTACGGCTAGTATCAACCCAGAGAACACGTCAGGGTTCGACGAGCTGTTGCACGTCCAAGACACGGCGACGGTCTTCGTCAACCCAGAGCAGACGTCTGGCTTTGACGAACTCCTCCACGTTCAAGATACTGCTACGCCGTCGATCAATCCTGAGCAAACCTCAGGATTCGACGAACTGCTCCACGTTCAAGACACCATCACCGCGTCGATGAGCGGCGGCGGAGACCTGTCAGTCGCTGTCGCGCAAGAGAACCTGAAGCTTGCCGATACGGTGACGGCCCTGCTCAATCCAGAGCAGACCAGCGGGTTCGACGAACTGCTGCACGTCCAGGACACGCCAACGGTTCTGTTGAATCCTGAACAGACGTCAGGCTTCGACGAACTGGGCCATCTGGCAGACAGCGTCACGACGCTGTTGAATCCTGAGCAAGCCTCAGGCTTCGACGAACTGGGCCATCTGCAGGACACCGTCACGCCGTCGATCAATCCTGAGAACGCATCAGGCTTCGACGAACTGGGCCATCTGCAGGATACGGCGACACCGACGCTGGACCCTGAGCTGCCGCCTCTGCTGTCTGAAACGTTGCACGTGCAGGACATGGTCATGGCGGCGCTGTGGCTGGCTGCTTCAGGCTTTGACGAACTCCTGCACGTCCAAGACACGCCGACCACTGACCTGTCGACGAACGTCTCTGAACTGCTGCACGTGCAGGATACCGTTGCAGCAGGCAACCAGCTGGTCGCGAACGTCGCAGAGTCGCTGAAGGTTGCTGATGCTGTCCAGGGGCCGACGCTTGATCCTGAGCAGACGTCAGGCTTTGACGAGCTTGGCCATCTGTCAGATGCCGCGCTGACCGCGCAGGTCACGCCGCTGCTGGCGTCAGGCTTCGACGAGCTGGGCCATCTGGCAGACTCCGTCACAGGACCAACCCTGGACCCCCTGCAGGCCAGCCCGGCAGAGTCCCTGAAGGTTGCAGACTCCGTCCAGGCCAGCGGAGGGGCGGCTGTCTTTGGGCAGGAGGCTGGCAAGCTGGCCGACCTTGTCCAGGCCGTCCTTGACCCTGAGCAAGCTTCAGGCTTCGACGAGCTTGGGCATCTGTCAGAGCAAGCTGCAGCCCTCATCACGCCCGTTCAAGCAGCAGGAGCTGAGGCTGCCAAGCTGGCAGACAGCGTGCAGGCATCCATCACGCCGCTGCTGGCTTCTGGCTTCGACGAATTGTTGCACGTGCATGATGCAGTCAACGTGGGCGTGCCGCCGATCGTCTTGATTACAGGCAGCTATGACGCGACAGTGATGACCACAGGCACTTACGTACCGATCATTTCGACGACAGGAGACTTGATCTGATGGCGAACAACGTCGACATCGGCGGCGACGGGTCCTTGTTCATCGGGGAGGACAAGACGTTCCAGCTTGAACTGCTGGATCCGACGAACACTTTCCCGGTCAACATGGCCAGCATGACGATCGTGTTCGACGCAAGGGCATCTGACTTTTCATCATCTGCCTTCTTCACCATCACAGCCGCGATCGTGGGCGTTTTCAACCCTGTGCGCAGCTTGAACACGCAGCGCGCTCAGGCTGTGGTGACGGCGACGCAGATGAACGCCCTTAAGTCTGCGCCCTGGCGCTACAGCTGGAAGATCACTTCGTTTCCGGAGACGGTTGCTGCCTGGGGCAACTGGTATCCGCAGAAGGCGACGGCAGCATGAGCTTTTCTCTTGACGCAACGGTCGGCGGTTCGGCGGCGAATTCCTACTGCACCGTCGCTGAAGCGCAGGCCTACTTTGACTCGCGCATGAGCCTGAGCCTGCCGGGATGGTTGGCTCCCCCTGCAGGGCAGGACGTCATGTTGGGTATGGCCACGCGCGTACTCGACGCGTTGGCCCAGCCCTTCGCGACGTTGGTCCCCCCTCAGAGCGGCGCGCCTGCCTACTACAGGATTCGTCGCCGTTGGATGGGCTTAGCTGCCACGAACACGCAGAGGTTGGCATGGCCACGCGTCGGGCTGCACGATCAAAATGGCAACCCGCTGGACTTCCAGCTCCTGGGCATCTCGATAGCGGTTGCTGGCGTCGTCACCTTCACGACGAACGTTCCGCACAACCGCGTCATTGGCGAACAGGTGCTGATCGCCAACTCCAATGCTGATGCCACGACGAATGGTGACCAGATCATCTTAGCCGTGCCGACGTCGACCACCTTCACGGTGACCGTCGCGAACACGACTGCAGGCACGCAGGGGCAGATGTTCTGCAATCCTCTGCCCCTCAAATGGGCGACGGCAGAGCTGGCCGGACAGCTGGCCAACGGCGACCGCACCTTGGACAACGACGTCATCGTGCAAGGCATCACGGCTGTTCGCGCAGGCAGCGTCTCGGTAAACTTCAAGAACAATATCGTCCCGCAGGTGCTGCCTGACATGGTGATGAACCTTATGCCGATCGGATGGCTGTCTCAGGAACGTTACGTGCTGGCCAATCCTGCCGTGTTCGAAGTGGCGTCGCAGAATCCTTCGTTCTGGTGGGACCGTAACTTCGACGAAGAATTCAACGGAATGTAATCGATGAGCCTTCTTGACGTAGTCAGGGCTGGCGTAAAGGTTGCTGACAAGGTGACGAAGCCCTTGCAGACGACCGTAAAATATGAGCGTGAGAACGGCATCGACGGCTCAGGCACCCGGACGTTTGACCTTCCGCTCTTCCTGCCAGCCATCGTCGACTACACGTCGCGCATGGTCAGGACAAGGGAAGGCATCCTGACGGCCTGCCGTTCAAGCGTGATGTTCTTGGATGCGCAGACGCTGAACCAAGCTACGAAAGGGCATGGCATCAGGACGGCAGACCGTATCACGTTGCCGAATGGAGAAACAGGACCGATCCTTGACATTATGGGCTTTAACGACCCGGGCACGTTGGAACCTGTAGCGACGCAAGTGATGCTCGGATAAGGAGCAGCAGCAGCATGACGCCTTTGTTTGTAACGACGATGGTCTTCAACCGGCATGATCTGTTGAGGCGGCTGTTCGTCTCTTGTGCAGAGAGCACAAAACGCCCTGACGCCGTCTACGTCATCGATCACGGCTATGCCCCTGACAAGATCGAAGCGCACGCAGCTGCGCTGGACGGCATTCCGTTAGAAGTTGTAACCCTGGAGGATGCCGGTTGCGCCTTCGGCGCGAACTGGCTGCTCAAGAGGCTGCCGGATGACAAAGTTGGTTGCGGCGACGACGTAACCTTCCTGCCTGATGCCCTGCGCATCCTGAGCGAAACGCCAGGAGACTTCGTCATTCCTGAACCGAAGTCCTGCCTCATCGATGGCGTCGAGTGCGGCATCTTGAATCCTGCTGCCTGCTGCATGATCCGGAAGGGCTGCACTGACAAGATCGGCTTCTTTGACGAGAAGATTTCGCCGAACTTCCTCTACTTTGAGGATACGGACTTCATTCGCCGGCTTGGGTTGGCAGGCATTCCGCAGACAGTCGCGAAGGGCGCGCACGTGCTGCACTATCATGGCGGCAGTCAGACGATGAAGAAGTATACGCAGGCAGAGATGGACGAGCACCACACGCGCTTTCGCACTGCACGCGCGAACTACTTCAAAAAATGGGGCGGCGAACCTTTCCATGAAACGCTGACCACGCCGAGGGAGCTGTAATCATGGATCTGGTCACTCGTAAGCCCAAGCTGCTGTTCGTCGGCGATGCTTGCGCGTCAACAGGCTTCGCTAAGGCTTCGCATTGCTACCTTGATGCCCTCAAGGAAGATTACGACATCACGGTGCTCGGCCTGAACTACTTCGGCGATCCCCACACGTGGCCCTATCCGATGTACGTGGCGATTGCTGCTGGAGATGCCTTCGGCGTCAACCGCATCGGACAGATGTGCGACCTTGTCAGGTCCACCGTGCAGGTTGGAGCCCGTCGCGTGCCTGTGCCGAAGGAGCAATGGAGCGGCCCAGACGTCATCATCATTCAAAACGATCCGTGGGACATTCCACCGTACGTCAAAGCCCTGGAGTCGTGGGACAAAGGCCTGTACGGCAACGTACCACGCGTCGGCGTCATTGCAGTCGATGCTGAGAACTGCATGGGCCATGCCCTCAACGGTCTGCAGCTGGCCGTGTTCTGGACGCGCTTCGCTCTGGACGAAGCAAGGAAGGGAGGTTTTGAGCAGCCGGGTTGCGTCATTCCTTTGGGCGTTGACCTGTCCATCTATCATCCTGTCGACAAGGTGCAAGCACGCCGCCGCTTGGGGCTGCCCCCAACTCTTGACGCCTCCTTCATCGTTGGCAACGTCAACCGCAACCAGCCTCGTAAGCGTTGGGACCTGACGATGCGTTACTTTGCCAAATGGGCGCACAGCGGTCCGTTGAAGGACGCTTACATCATGCTTCATGTTGCGCCAACAGGAGACTCCGGCATCGACGTCGTACAGCTGGCCACTTACTACGGCGTGCAAGGAAGGTTAGCCTACTATGAGCCGCCGATGGTCTATGGCGTCAGCGAAGACAGGATGAGGGACACGTACAACGCCTTCGACGTGCAGGTCAACACTGGACAAGGCGAAGGCTTTGGCCTGACGACGATCGAAGGCATGGCCTGTGGCATCCCTCAGATCGTCGGCGATTGGTCTGGCCTGGGAGAGTGGGCCAAGCCTGCAGCAAGGCTGGTGCCGTGCACGGCGACGGCCATCAACACGGTTGTGCCCTTCTTGAACACGGTCGGTGGCGTGCCGGATGAGAAGCTGTTCGTTGCAGAGTTGGAACAGATGTATCGCAATACGAAGTTCCGCGAACAGGTGCGCGAGAAGGGGCTGAAGCTGGTTCAACAGCCTGAATTTCGTTGGAAGCTCATCGGTCAGCAGCTGCGCAGCGCGGTCAACGTGATCATGCAGGAGCAGACCAAGCAGAAGGAGGAAGCCACCGCATGAGCTACGTCCGGGGTTACGAACAGATGATCGCCAAGATGAAGGATCTGCAGCGACGTTTCCCTGACTACGTCGCTGCAGCCCTTTATCAAATCGCACAGGAGATCATGACGGAAGCCAAACGGCGCACGCCTGTCAGCTCTGGAGGAGGCATCCTGAGGGCCAGCGGGCGCGTATCGCTGCCTGTGAGGGTTGGCAACAAGGTTTCGGTAACCTTGTCGTTTGGAGGAGCAGCCAATGCTTATGCGCTGGCCGTGCATGATCATCTGTCCATCCATTCGCCGCATTCATGGGTCGTGGCTGAGGAAGCAGGACGCGGCATTCATTGGACGACGCCTGGCACAGGCCCTCATTTCCTGCTGGACGTCATCAACGAATACAAGCCGAAGCTGCTGCAAATGCTGGCAGAAAAAGTGCAGCTTAACAAGGTGGCGAAGGGCTGATGTTCATCGACGACGTGTTGACCTTGCTCATCAATGCCAACGTCGGCGTAGACGGTGGGACGATCTTCCGAAGCTCAAAGGCTTTCGTCCCACCGTCGCCGCAGAACTATCCTGCGCTCGACACGACGAAGGGGCAAGGCCCGTACCTCTTCCTCGGAGACTTGGGAGGGCCGGCACCGACGCGCGTGCAGAACTACACCACGCCCAACACCAAGAAGCCGTCGTGCATGGTGCTGGCCAAGGGATTGACCTATACAGCCTGCGTAGCGCTCATCAACCAAGCGTATGCTGCCATAGATGGGCAGGCCTTCAACTCGTTCGTCAACGGAACGTTCTACCTGTCGATCGGAGCGCGCACAGAACCAATGGACTATGGCATCGATGCGACAGGCAACTTCGTGCAATACATGTTCAACGTCGACGGCGAACACAGTTAGCAGGAGCAGCACAAGGAAGATCACAAGTTCGGACAACGTTTTCAGAGGAGACTAGACGGTGGCTTACAATTCATTTCCATTCCTGGTGCAGCGTGCCCCTGCTTCGACGCCGTTCACGTTCACGACGATCGCAGAGTTGGACACGATTTCGTTGCCTGAGCTGTCAGGCAATGAAGCTGATGCATCAGTGCAGAACAGCAACATCGACAAGTACGTGGTCAGCATCCTGCAGCGCCGCAAGCCGGTAGCAATCACGGTCAACTACCTGCCGACGGACCCGACGCAGGATTGGCTGCAGGGCCTTTACTTCTCCCGCATCAACAACAATTTTGACGGGTGGAAGTTCCTGCACAACGCGACCGGCACGATCTGGATCGCATCTGGTCAGATCACGGCGCTGACGCCGAAGACGCCGTTCGAAGGCAAGCTGCAGCTGGACGTCACGCTGCGCTTGTCTGGTCCGATGTATCTGAACGGCTTGCTCATCCAGTAAAAAGGAGTCGACATGGTGTCCGTACGGCGAGTAGACATACGAGGCAATTGGACGACCGTTTTGGCAAGCCACGTCTCCTACGACGCCGAACGGTCTGCTTTGATCGCACACGATGTGGTCCGAGTCGAAGACGTGATCTATGACTCGGGCCACATTTACGTCATGAACGAACATGGCAAAACCATCAACGTTTGTGATTTGGACTTCAACCCGTATGGCAAAAAGGAGCAGCAGCATGGAGGGAACGGAAAAGACCCCGGAAAAGATCCTATCGCCCCTCGAATTTCTGAACGAGGATGATGTTGAGTACGCATTGATCGACGGGTTCAAACCTGGAGAGAAGCTGCGCATTCGTTCGTTGACTGCAGGCGACATCATCGAATGGTCAGAAGCCAGCGAAGTCGACAAGGATCTGAAGCGTACGGCAGGACTTCGCCTCATCATTCGAAGCCTTGTTGACGAAAAGGGCGACCGCATGCTCAGCGAGATGCTGCACTTGGAGCATCTGCGCAAGAAGAACCAGCGCCTGGTCAATCAGATGATCGCGGCCATCCTCAAGCATAACGGGATGGACGTCAAGAAGCCTGACAAGGCTGCGGAGGAGGCAAAAAACGGCTGACGCGAAGCCCTCGGCGGATGTTCCTCTACAGGTTGGCAAAAGAGATCGGTTGGCCAAGTGCAACAGGACTTGGCCGCCGAATCTCAGCCAAGACTTTGTTCGAGTGGGAGGCATATTCGCAGTTGGAACCGTTCGGAGAGCTTCGCGCCGATTACAGGTCAGCACAGGTAGCGCAGCTGATCTTCAACACGAACGTAGCTGAGAAAGACAGGCGGCCTCTGAGCGACTTCGTGTTGAGCTGGAAGCCAGCGGAAGCTAAGCAGGAGCTTCCGCCACAGAAGCAGACAGTCGAGCAGCAGATACAGGCGATAAAAATTTGGGCGGAAGTGCTGTCGAACAAGAACATCAAAGAAATGGACTGACATGGCAGACGACGCATCTCTTGGATCGTTAACCGGCAGCCTTGAAATCGACGACAAGCTGACCGATACCCTGACGGATGCTGCCCGGCAAGTGGCGGAGTTCGCAGGGGCGTTTGACGGTGCCATGGGAATCGTCATCGGGGCTGCAGGCGCGGCAGCAGCAGCCATCGCCGGATTGACGGCTACGATCGTCGCGCTGGCAGAGAAGGGCTCGACGATCCAAGGCGTGACGGAAGCCTTTGACAGGCTGGCCGAGCATGCTGGTACGTCAGGAGAAGTGCTGCGGGAGAACTTCTCAGCAGGATTGCAAGGCACCGTCGACCAGATGGCCATCATGCAGAGCACGACGCGTCTGCTGGGGGCCGGCATGGACCTGACGGCCAACCAAGCCCTCATGATGGGCGACGCAGCGCGCGCCTTGGGCAAGGCCACAGGCACTGACGCAGCTCAGGGCCTGGAGATGATGAGCAGCGCACTGGCGACAGGGCGCACGCGCCAGCTGCAGATGCAGATCGGCCTCATCGATACGAAGGCAGGAGAGGAGGAGTTCGCCAAGTCCATCGGCACGACGGCCGATCAGTTGAACGCTGAAGGTCAGCTCGAAGGCAAGCGACTGGCCATCTTGGAGGCCACGCAAGCTTACCTGGCGCGCGTTGGCGACAGCGAACTGACCTTCAAAGAACGCGTTCAACAGAGCGTAACGGCCGTCGAAGAGTGGGTCGACACGTTGGCGCAGACCATCGCGCAGTCGCCGGTGGTCAACCGTGCCCTTGAGTCTGTGCAGGAGGCCATCGCCGCCATCTTCAACGACCAACAAAAGACGCTGATGGACTCCATCGTCGCAGGCATTAACGCCTTCGCGACGGCCGTCGAGTTTGCCGGGAACTTGGTCAAGGCTGCTTCGCCTTACATCAAAGATTTTTGGGGGCTGCTCAAGAACATAGCAGGCATCGAGTGGACGAACTTCAAAGGCGGAGTAGACACGCTCGATTACATGATCTTGCGCTTCAAAGGTTACAGCGATCAGGCAGCACAGGCTCAGGTTGCGCAAGACAAGCTGAACGCAGCCACGCAGCGCGCTCAACAGCAGGCGACTGATTGGTGGGCGCATGCGCCTGAAGTTGGCACCACTGGCATCGGTGCTGCTCCAGGAAAGGATCCCTCGAAGTTTACCAAGGACAATGCGCAAAAGGCTCAGGCAGCTACCGAAGCCAGCATCGCCCAAACTGAACAACTCTGGGATCAGTATTATCAAACGCTCGACAAAATGGACGGCGATTCTTTGGAGGCCAAGATTGCCGCAGACGACAGATGGTATGAGTCCGAACAGGCCAAGCTCGCCAAGACGGTCAAGCTCAACTCCAACTACAATGAGCAAGACTACGCGATATCGCAACTCTACCTGGCGAAGAAGGCAGCCGACGAGGCCGCCTTTTCAGCGAAACAAGTTGACGTGCTTGCCAAGCTGCACGAGCAGACCATGGCTGCCGAAGCCAAGCTGCAGGACAACACGCTCGAAGTCAAGCTTGCAGGCCTGAACCAGCAGGAGCAAGCCGAAGAGCTGTCCTATCAGAAGCAGTACGACGCAGGCACCATCAGCGCAAGCACGTTAGAGCAAGCGGTTGCTGAGATCAAGGCCAAGTATCGCGCCGAAGACCTGTCAGCAGAGAAGGTGCAAGCTGACAAGGTGGCGCAACAGGTGCTGGCAGGCTTCAACCAAATTCAATCTGCTCGACAGAGTTACGACGACTTCGTCGCGCAGTCGACCCAGACGTCCTTGAGCTATCAGGAGGAGAAGATCCAAGAATGGGCTGATGCCCAAAAGAAGGCCTTCAAGGGCACCGAGGAAGAGCGTGCTGCTTTCGATCAGATCATCGAAGCTCATGCTCAGGCTCAGATTGACGCGCTGACGATCGACAACAAGGCGTTGGTCGACAACAGCTGGGAGGCCCTTCAGGACATCGCCGACAAGAACTACAACACGTGGCAGGCGATGGTGGCAGACCCAGACAACTACAGCGCGCACACCATCGCGCAGTTTCATCAAATTTATCTGAAGTCTCAGGAAGCTGCTGACGGTGTGCAGTCTACCTGGATGGACACGTTCGACAGCATTGCCAAGCAGATTCCGACCATCATTCAAAATGCCTTCACTGGCAGCGGCGGCGGCATCGGTGCCCTGAAGGCTGTCGGTTCGATGGTGGGGTCTGAAGTAGGCAAACAGCTCGTCAGCAGCATGCAGGACACGCTCGACAACATGGCCAACAGCGGGTCGAAGTTCCTGGCAGGCCTGGGCGACCTCATCAGCTCCGCGATTCCAGTCATCGGCGCTGCGCTTGGACCGTTGATCGGCGGAGTGGTCAACCACTTCTTCGGCACGCAGGGCAGGGATGCTGTCGTAGCCTTTGCTCAGACCTTCGGAGGTTTCGACCAGCTGCATGCGAAGCTGGATGCCCTCGGCGCAGCTGGCGAACAGATGTGGATCAAGCTGACCCAGCAGACAGGCCGCAACGATTTGGCTGCTGCACAGGCTACGATCGCCCAAATCAATCAGCTGCTGAACCAGCAGCAGACAGACACGCAGAACGTCGCCGCAGCCATGCAGAAGTACGGCCTGACGTGGGAAATGGCAGGAGGACAGGCAGAACAGTCGCATCTGGACACGATTGCGCAAGGGCTCGTGAAGGACTTCGCTGACCTGACGAATGCCGGGTTCGGCGTCGACGTCATCACGCAGCACATGAGCAGCTCCATCGACGACTACATCCATGAAGCAGAGCGCACGGGCTCAGAAGTGCCCGAAGCCATGGAACCTCTGCTTCAGAAGATGATCGACATGGGGACGTTGACGGACAACAACGGGAACAAGATTACCGACATGAGCCAGCTCGGCGTGACGTTCTCGGAGACGATGACGGAGGGCTTCAAGTCGATCGTCGATGCAGTGAACACCTTGACGCAGGCGCTGACGGGCAGCAGTCCGAATTCGTTGAAGAATTCCCTTGACACGATCGGCAATACGGTCGTACACCCCAAGATACAGCCAACTTATGATGGGTCAGGCATCCCGTCGAACTTGTCGCCTTCTGTTCCGGGCGGACCTTCTGACATGCAGCAGCCGACCTCCTCAGCGACCTTGCCTGCCACAGGAGGCAGCGCGGCCTATGCCTCTTCGTCATCGCGAAGCAGCAATGCTGTAACGGTGCCGATCACCTTCCAGGTAGGGAACGAAGTGCTGGCGAAGCAGATGATCAAGACGTTCGTGCGCGCGGGGTTTGGAACCTAGATGGCCTTCAAGCTGACCGTCAACGGCGTCGACAAGACCAGCTTCGTAGTGCAGGGCGCGCCCCATAATCCGAAGCTGACCCTCAAGCAGAACGAACGAACGCAGGCGTCGTTCATGCTGGATCCGGGATACGTGCCGACGTATCTGGATGCTGTCATCATTTATGATGTCGATGGGACGACGGCTGTCTTTGGCGGCGTGGTCATCTCCTGCCAAACGGTTGGCATCGAGCCTGGATCGACGCAGTTCTTTACCTCCGTCACCTGTCTTGACTGGATGGCGTACGCGGACTGGGCCTTCTGGACGAAGACCTATTCCAGCACCGTGACCGTCAAGCAGGTCCTGACGGACATGATCTCCGACAAGCTGGGCGCCTACGGCATCACCTTGGACGGCTCGCAGGACAACGGCGACACGCTGCAGCCCTTCTCGGTCACTGCCAAGAAGTGTTCGGACGTGCTGCGCGACGTGTGCAACGCCTGCAGTCCGACGCGCGTCGTCATCATCTCTCCGGCCAAGGCGATCCGCATCCTGACGCCGGGGACCTTGACGGCTCCCTGGAACATTTCAGACGCGACGCCATTCGCGCAGTCGTTTGAGTGGCAGCATTCAACCTTCACGCCAGCCAACTCCGTCACCCTCATCTGTGGCCCGTCAGGCACAGGCACTCCGACGCAGCAGTGGACGTACACTGGCAGCGGCGCAGGGAACTTTCCCTTTGAAGTAGACATTCAATCCGTCAACGGAGGCTGGAACCAAGGCTACGTCACAGAGAGCGTCGGACCTGTCAACAGGACCCTCAGCCCTCCAGGAGGAGGCGGCTACTACAACTTCAGCCCGACGGGCGGCACGCATGGGCGAGGCGCCATCACCTTGGGCACTGGATCAGCTCCTTCCGTTGGCTGCGTGCTGACGTTCATTTACACGGCGCAGTATCCCTTCTCGGTCACGGCCTCGTCAGGCGCGACGCCCCACATTGAAGCCGTCGTTCAGGACCCGAACCAGCTGCTGCTGGCTCCTGCGCAGGCTGAAGCTGCTGGCCTGCTGGCACGGCTGAACCAGACGCCGCTGAGGGACGTGACGTATGTGACCTGGAAGCCGGGCATCTCCCCTGCGCAAAGCCAATCCGTCACCTTGAGCGCACGCAACTTCTCAGGCGCGACGTTGGGCATCTCGCAGGTCGACGCTGAATTTACCGAATACACTGACAAGGCAGGTTGGTGGAACGCCGGCGTACGGCTTTGGCAGTATACCGTACAGGGCACAGAGACGCTGACCTATCAAGGCTCCTTCCTTGACCAAGCGCGCGCCATCTTCGGCGGCGGCAGCAGCAACGTAAGCCTTGTGAGCACAGGCGGCGGAGGAGGAACCGTCGGCGGGTCTGGCGTCGCAGGACAGCTTGCCTATTGGGTCAGCACGAGCAACATCGGCGGCGAGAATCAGGCCACGCCGACGCAGGGCGGTACGGGACTAGACACGCATGCGTCGACTGGAGTGCCGAGCATCAGCTCTGGAACGTGGTCGGTCAACGCGATGACCAATCCGCAAGTGCTGATCGCCGGCACGACAGGCAACATCATCTCGTCTGCGAACCTGACCTTCAGCGGCACCACGCTGACCTGCAACAATACCATCACGACGCCAGCAGCGACGAACCTTGTCCTCAGTCCAACGGGAGATTTGAGGACTGATCCGACCAGCAAGCTCGTCGCGCCTACGACGACGTTTGCGGTGAACCTTGGTTCGTTGTCTGAGATGTACGCTCAGATATTCGCGGCAGAGCTGCACGTGCAGTCATTGGTCGTGCAGCAGACGATCGTGACGATGGGCGGGAGGGTCTTGGTTGCTTCAGGAGCCAACACGTTGGCTTCAGCCAGCGGCACAGGCACGACGCTGAGCTTCAAATACAACGACATCAACAACGGCGACGTCATCGTCTTTGAAGGTCCGGACACTGGAGGCAGCTACAGCACAGAATTCATGCACGTCACAAGCGCTGCATCAGGAGGCGGTCCTTACAGCTACACGGTGGTGCGCAACTACGGCGGCGCCTTCAGCACGCATACGTGGCCTGCTGGGGCAACATGCATGAACACAGGGCAAGCCGGCTCTGGCTTCATCGACATGTATGCCATCAACTCATTGGGAGGCATTTCGGCAAGCGGCGTCGGTCCAACGTTGGTCGGCAACATCAGGAACAGTGCAACGTACAACGATTGGTCGCCACGCTGGGCAGTCGGCAACCTCCATGGGTTAGGCACCTGGGGAGGCTACGCCTACACTGCAGACCTGTACGGCTGCATCTTCGGCAGCAGCACTGGCACGTGGATAACGATGGAAACCACGAACGGGCTGCGCATGGGCAACAGCTCGACGGTCAACATCCAGATCGATACGTCTGGAAACTGCTCGTTGGCCAGCGGCCAAGTGACGATCGATACGACTGGCCTTCACATCGTCATGAACAATGTGTTCTCATGGTCGACGCCACATGCATATTGGTTCAGCGGAACGGCCTGGGGCGGCGTCAATCAGGTCGGCTTGATCTGCTACGAATACAGCGGCAATATTCGCGACATTTACCTTGAGAACACGACCAACGTTGCCAGCAAGATCAACCGAGTCTACATGCTTGCGAACGGTCAGAACACGGGTGCGAACTTCTACGTCTCGAACGATGAGACTGGCGGTGCAGGCGTTCCTGGTCCGACCGGGAACATCAACTGCACGTTCCAGCCGACGGCCTCAGACGCAGCCGACCTTGGTGCAACGACGCTGAGCTGGCGCGGCCTCTATATGTATTCGACGGCCGTTGGTATCTGCTTCCAAACGAGCGGCGGCGCAACACAGGCATACATTAACAATGACTTCAGCACGCGGTTAAAGTTCAATGCTGGTAGTGCGAACATATTTTGGGACGGTACGCAGTTTTTCCCAGAGACTGACAACGCGCGATTGTGCGGTACTGGTCCTGGCGCGCACGGATGGAGTGCTGTGTGGTCGTATGCGTTCAGCAACGCCTCGGCGCGCGAGCTGAAGCAGGATATCGCACCGTGTTCTCTTGGAACGAGCTTCCTTATGTCGCTGAAGCCGTGTGACTATCGCTACAAGAACACACACGGCACAGCAGAACTATGGCCTATACGTCACGGCTTTATCAAAGACGAGGTTGACGTAGCCTATGGTGGGCACTGCGATGGACGCGGCCAGCAGGCTAGCGGATTGGACTACACGCAAATGATCGCGCCGTTGGTCACAGGATTCCAGGACCATGAGCGGCGCATCGCCGCGTTGGAAGCCAAGAAATGAAACGTACAAAGGAGCAGAAGCAGATGCCTGAGATCAAGACGACGTTGGGAAAGCTGATGGATGCAGCGCCAGCCTTGACGCGCGTAACAGGACTGGCCCTGCCGCCGAAGAAGTCCTACCACCTGATGAAGCTGAAGAAGCTCGTCGGAACGGAGCTTGACCTCATGGAGGAGCAGCGCCAGAAGCTGCTCAAGCTGCACGGAACCGAACGTCCTGCGACGGCCATGGAAATGAGGGCGGGATGGCAGCAAGAGAAAATGCACGAAATTCCCCCTGACGATTCAAAGGCCATGCTGGCATTCGTCACGGCGTTCCGCGACCTCCGCGCAGCAGACGTGACGTTGCCTTGGGGGCCGTTCAACGGCAACGACTTCGACGGCGGACTCGTAACGGCTGCAGACCTTGGGCCGTTGACCGACGCAAACTTGGTCGTGTGGGACGACAAGAAGGACTGATGCGTGAAGAAGCTTCACCGCGGACATGCCTACAGGCTGTCAGGCATGACGCCAGACATGTGGCAAGTTCCGCATCCGCGGTGGGGAAAGCCAGACAGCGTCGTCGGCGTCTTCCTCGGCGCGCTGAAGGGCAGCAGGACATGGTACGGGTTTGAAATAAGGGTCGGCGGTACGGAACAGGGCGTCATCTTCTTTCCTGAAGCCGACTTGAACAAGATGAAGTATAAGGACCTGGGCGTATACCATCATGTTAAGGCGAACGATGACGCCAATCGTACCTGAAGATCCTGACTATGATAACGAAGAGTTAGAACGACGTGCCAGCCGGCGAAGGCAGGAGGACGTTGAAATGTTTGCAGCCATCACGAACGGAGGCCCGTCATGGTCGACGATGATACGAGCAGTGGGGCTGATCGGAGTGCCGAGCGTGATCGCAATGTGGCTGGTCTACCAAGGCAGCCTCTGGTCCCCGAAGATTTACGCCGAGACGGTCGAAGTGCATCAGACGCAAGCTCAGGAGAGGCAGCTGATCGATCAGCAGATAGCCAAGGAGGATCAGATTTACCGCCTGCTCCAACGAATCTGCAGCAACACCGCAAGGACGCCCGACGACAGGCAGAGGTGCTTCGATTGAGGTTGGTTGCAGGAGTCCTGTTCGTGTTGCTGGCGTCATCTTTTGGCTACAACATCGCGCTGGCCCAGAGGGTCAGCGTGCTGCGAACGATGATCGGCGACAACAAGGTGCGGATCGATGACTGCATCTTGAAGGTTAAGACGGCTGACGCGATCGGCAGCAGCCGTTTGAACATCTTGGAGCAGGAAGTGTTCGGCACCAAGCCGCCGCCGACGACGGTGACGCAGCCTGTGCAATGGCCGAAGAACAGGTTGGATCAAATCGACAAAAGATTGAATGCCTTGGAGCAGTTCAGGCTCAAGACAGAGAAGGAGAAATGATGGTCGTCGATCCAATCGTTGCTGCGCGCGCAAAACACCTCGCAGGAGGGTCTGAGCTGTTCCCGTTGTTCGTCATGGCCATGATCGACGCCGAAGGAGGCATGGCGCGCATCGAGAAGGCAGTAGCCTGCTCAGATCCGAACGTACCCTCAGTCGAAGCGGCCGTTGATGAGGCCTGCCGCACGGCTGCGCACCGCATTATCGACAAGTCCTTGACGGAAGATGCGCCCGCAGCGGTGGCTGAGGTTGGCAAATACTGGGCGCCCGTCGGCGTCGCAAACGATCCTAACGACCTCAACGTCAACTGGATTCCAAACGTGACGAAGCTGTACGAACAGGCGGTGAACGATGCCAGCGCTTAACTCGCGCGGACAGATGGCAGGAGGCGTCGCAGGCTCAGGCGTCTCCTTGGACAACGCCTACGTTGCTCCTGGAGGCTGTGCCTGCTGGTTTGACGACGATCATATCATCTTCAACGGCCCAAATGCATCCGGCATTTGGATGCTGAGGGTTTACGACATCATCACAGGAGCCATCACAGACGTCGACGGCCGAGGCGCCAACATGATCGGAGCTGCAGGAGGACGTTATGCCGCTTCTGCTGCTGGGTTGTATGCAAACTTCAGCTTTCATGCTGGCTCGCACATGGCGCTGACGAAGACAGACGAGCGCGGCCCGTCGCATCCTGACGGGGGCATCGCGCTGTGCTCCGATCCTTCCTGCACCGACTTCAACGTCTATTGGCCTGACGGCACGATCGAGCACGTGCCAGCGACTGCATATGGGCTGGAGATCGTCGGGCGCGGACAGTTCGTGTGGGACTCAGGACAATACGGCATCAACGTCGTGACGGCGCTGCCCATGATCGACAAGAGGGTAGCCGTCGTCAACGGCATCACCTGGGTCGTTGGCTGGATGAACAACGTCGGGTTGGTCGCGCAGGAGAACGGCTCGAACCTGGGCTACATCCTGTCGAAGTCTCCTGCCTACAACCAACGCTGCCGAAACATCAACGGCGAGCTGCGCGTGTGTTGGTCCTCAACGCAGGGAGAGGCGCCAGGAACGAACGTCAACATGGTCGTCGACCTCTCTCAGCCTCCTGTGCCCTTGGTGCCTCCAGTCGTCGTTCCGACCTTCAGCTTCCAACATCCTGTGCTGGTAGCCCCCTTCAAGGACCCGGCAGGAACGGCCGGATCTCCGGCTGAAGTTGTGGTCAACCAGTCCGGTCAAAGTGCGAACAGGCCGTACATAGCCGCCTCGGACAGCCTGGGAGGGCCGTTCAAAGGCATGATGGACGGCATCTACTCTGAAGCAATCAATCCTGCCCAAGACCTGAAGACTGCTGAAGGGTTGAAGACGCGCCTCGTGTTGGCGCACGACGCAACGACGCCGTGGACGGTGCCTGCTGGCCTGAGGTCATGCGACCTGCCCAGCATCGAGCTTTACCTCAGCACTGCCGAAACGTTGGCGCAGTCAGTGGCGCGCTGGCATCAGCAGGCGCAAGACCTGTTGGCGCAGTGGCCTGGAAGCGTGGGCGTCATTCCCATGTTCTACTGCGCCGGCAATGCGCCGCCGAACGAGCTCTTCACCGTACAGCAGGTCTGCGACGGACTGCAGCACCTGTCTGAAGTCGTGAACTTGTCGCCGCGCATCATCTTGATCATGCCGTTTGAATACGACAGGGCTAACGGCATCGTTGCGCATCCAGAGCTGCAGCAGGCCTTTGCCAACCTGCTGCAGGAGCAAAGCCGCGTCGGATTGGCGCAGCTGCCGCCGGTTCCTACGTCGTCATGGAAACAGTTAAGGAGGTTGCACATGGATCAGTTTCAGGGGTTCGCAAAGATCAACGAATGGGGCGCGAAGGAACTATATTACACAGGCGTCAACCCGGGCGACCCAGCAAAGCACGTGTATTTCAACAGACCAAACGCACCCAATGCCGGAGGCCCCTGGGAGCAGATCGACTTCGTCCCGCAGGGCAACCTTTATGCAGCGAAATACGCCGCGGCAGGAGTTTGGCTGTCGATCCAGAACAACGGATCGTTGCAGTCTCGTCCGGGCGACTCCAACCCGGGGCCCTTCGAGCTGTTCCAGATACGGCAAGAGGATGACACGCAGCGCATCATCCTCTACCGGGATGACATCATCGGGTTTACGTTGGTCGTCGAGGTGCAGCAATGAAGTTCAAGCTTCTACGCCGTTACGGCGGCGGCGGAGGTAAGTGTCCACCGACGCTGCAGAAGTCATTGCCACCCTTCGACCCATCTGACGACTGGGGCCTTGTGCATACGACGCAGCCGCCAGACCTGATCCTGCCGACGTCGCGCACGCGTGACTTCATGCTCTTTGACCTCGGCGGCGTGATGCTGCCTTCAGCCCCACCGTTCGTCGACGGCGCAAACACGACGCCTCCTGAAATGACCATGTCGTTCCTGCTGCCGAAGTATCAGCAGCCTTGGATTGACAACATCTTGTGCGCACATGCGACCAGGAGCTATCCCTGCTTCCTGCTCGACCGCAGACAGGCTGACGATGCAGGCATGAGCGACGCACAGTTCTGCGACCTGATCGAATACGTGCAGTCGTGGGGCTTCTACGTGCTGGTCTGGCTGTCCAGCTCGCGCGACAACCGCAGCGGCGGTTGGAACACGATCGGCGGACGCATCAACCAGTTCCTGGACGTCCTGCTTGCCAGAAGCCAACATACGCTCGACAACATTGCGTCGCTGCTGCCTGGACAGGAGCTGAACAACGGCTGCCCTCCGGGTCCAGGAGGAGCAGACGACATCATCGCCAACGTCTGCGCACGCGTGAACCCGACAGGCATTCCAGTCGACCTGCACTTCACCGCGAACTATCCCGGGTATCCGGTCAATGTGCCGCCCGATCAAGCAGATGCCGAGATGGTGCATTGGATCGCGCAGTGGAAGGGCCGCGTCCGGGGACTGTTCGCACAGATGGATGCGTACAATCCAGTCTGTAAGATCGGCGGCGTCGACCGTCCCTACGGCGATCCCTCCTGCTACAATGCCCAGCATGGCGCAGGCCTGCAACCGCTCTCCAGCGCAGGCTACATGGGCGCGAAGCTTTGGGACATTCGCCGCTTCTGGGCGCGTGCAGGCTACAACACGCCGTCGATCTATTCGTCTGAGCTGATCAACGACGCACAGCTGTACGGCAAGTGCTCTGAGGAATATGGCTGCTTGCGGGGGTTGGAGATGCTGTATTGTACGTCGGATGGGTCGTGCCCGCCCCTCATGGGCACGGGAGGCTGCAGGCTGCCAGACGGCCGCCCGCTGTTGACGTGGTGATCCCAAACAAGAAGCAGTTCGAAAATGACTCCGCTGTCGCCATGCTCGAGGCCAAGCTTTGGCAGCTCAAATACTACCGCGTCGACGGCTGCACGCTTACCAACAAGGAGCTGGCAGACTTGGCAGCAGTGGTCATCGCAGACTTGGTGAAGGCTCTCGAAGAAGCCATGTTTCCAAACACAGAGGAGAAGATAGCATGAACTGGCTGGTACGATGCCTGACAAGGCTAGGATTTACGCGCGACATGTTTACGTGGCTGTGGCTGCGCATCGTATCAGCAGCAACGTTGGTCACTGCCAACGTCATCGACGTCAACTACTGGGGCAGCTATCTCGGGCTTAACGTCACGCCCAAGGAAGTGCATTGGATCACCGTCATCGCCACCGCCATCCTGTGGATTGCAGGCAAGCAGGATCGTTCGTGGCTGCCGAGCACTGAGGAGAAGCAGTCGGTCAAACTGCCAAAGGCGTCGTAAAGAAGCAGGGAAGAACACACGGAGGGGCCATGAACGTACAGGACTATCTGACGAGAATTCAGTCGGATGCCACCGCGGCGCTGGCGCTGTTGAACCAGCCGCCAGCGGGCACAGTCGTCACCACATCAGCAGAGCTGACGGCAGCCTTGCTGCAGGGCGGCAGCATTACCGTGCAACCAGGCACATACATAGGAAGCTTCGTCATCAGCGTGCTGGGCACGTCCCTTAGCGGCACGAAGGATGCCATCCTTCAGCCTGATGATCCTACGCAAGTGACGTTGTCCATTTGTGCGAGTCAAGTTCACGTTACAGGCATCTCCATCCATGGCGGGACGGGCACGGCCGTCGAGGTCGGAGATCCAGCAGCAACCACAGAAGCTGCGCAGCCGGACTCTGTGACTCTGGCTGGCATAACGGTCGTTGCGCCAGGAACAGGCGCGCACCGCGGCGTGAGCCTGCACGGCACGAACCTCATGCTGACGAGTTCGCAGGTGCTGGGCTACTGGCTGAACGGGCAGGATGCGCAGGCAGTCTGGGGGAACAATGGCGCAGGCCCGTATGAGATCAGCGCATGCTACCTTGAGGGTGCTGCGAACGCCATCCTCTTCGGAGGAGACACGATCCGCATCCCGAACTGCCTGCCCAGCAACATCATGATCAAGGACAACGTCTGCACCAAGCCAACTGCTTGGAGGACCAACGGCGCGACGGTGAAGAACGCGATCGAGATCAAGGTTGGCGTGCACGTGCTCATCGACGGCAACACGTGCGATGGCTGCTGGACTTCAGGTCAAGATGGAACGCCGATCGTGATTACGGTCCGCAACCAGAACAACGATACGCCATGGGCGCTTGTGGATGACGTGACCATCTCCAACAATGTCACGAAGAACTGCGTAGAGGGCAAGGCAGTCAACATCCTCGGCAGCGACGACACTTATCCATCGCAGCAGACACAAACGATCACCATCAAGCATAACCTGTTCACGGACAGCCCACGCGGCATCTACGTCAACAACGGCGTCGCCAAGGCGCTCATCGTGACGAACAACACCTTCCCGGGCATCGTGCCGTGGGATTCGACGTTCCTCTACTTCATCGTCAGCAATGGCGTGAAGTCTCCGCTCACCTTCACAGCAAACGCTTTGAAGGCTGGACAATACGGCATCATGTCTGACGGCATGGCGCCAGGACAAGGCGTGCTCGATCAATGGGCTGCGCCGTACATGTTCTCTGACAACTTCATCGAGCTCAATTCAGGCGACACGCAGTTCCCCCTGCCTTCTGGCAACACGTTGCTGGCTGCTGGAGGACTGGCACCGCTCATGGATCCGACGACGTTCAAGATGCTGCCGCCGAACACGGCAGTCGGCTACTGAAGGAGGACGCGCGTGAAGGTAGGCATTACGGCAGGCTTCGGAGGCTTGATCGGCAGCGACGTGCTGAAGGCCCTGAAGGATAACGGTTGGCAGATCGTTCGCACAGGCAAGTCAGCAGCACAAACGACGCCCATGGCGACGCTAGTCGATGAGGTTCATCAGGCAGGCCTGCAAGCCCTCATCTACTGCGACAGCACGCAGGTCGACGAAGTGCCAACAGGAGTCCTCGGGGCTGAAGTCTCGCATCCGATTCCTATGAAGATGGGCACGGAGCCTGTCGGAGTGCCCCTTCGTCCAGGTGCCTCAACGTACGACCTCAAGCTTGATGCGGATGAGTTCGCACGCGTTATGAACTTGGCCGTTCCGTCGTTGAAGTCTAAGGGCATTCCTGCCTGGACGTGCATGACGGGGCTTGAAACAAGCACGTTGGCATGGACAGCTGAAGTGCTGAAGACGCTTGATCCGTACTACGGCATCAGCGTACATCGATATCCTCCTGGAGGAGCAGAGGAAGTGTCAGCCAGCAATGCAGGCGGGCGCGAGGCAGAGGTTGCACGGTTGAAGGCAGTCATCGGCGCGCGTCCGTTCATGGTGGGCGAATGCGGATGGAATCAAGGAGCCTATCAAAGGTTTTGGGATCGCCTGCTGTTTCGGCATCGACACCTGACCGACGCGCGCCTTCGGGAGCTGACCATCGGCGAGCTGCTGTTCTTCTAC